CTAATTTGTAATTTTTTCAAATATATCTACAGTTTCGTTTTTCATTTTATCAGTTACATGTGAATAGGTATCCATTGTAGTTGATAGTTGGCTATGACCCAAACGGTTTTGTATGTCTTTAATGTTAGCTCCATTTTCTAATAATAGGGTAGCATGTGTATGTCTTAAACAATGAAAATGGAAGTCATTGTTTAAAGCTCCTCGAATTTGTTTTACTATAGTGTCTAAAGTGTGGGTGTTTACTTGTTGACCATTTTCTTTAGTACATACCCAGTTGCTATCAAAGTAAAATTCACCATATTTTAATTTCATTTTCTTTTGATGTAGTTTATGTTCTTTTAGTATCCTTATTAAAGTATCTCCTGTAAATATGGTTCTACAAGAACTTTCTGTTTTTGGTTGGCTTAATTCAAATATTCCATTCTTCTTTTTAATCAGTGTATGTTTTACTGTAATAGTTTTGTTATCAAGATTTATATCATCCCATGTTAATGCAATAATTTCTCCTCTTCTCATGCCAGTATAAAATCCAATTAGTAGGACTATACGCTGAAATGAATCTTGAGGAAATATATTTAGCATTTGATTAAATTCATCTAATGTAATAGTTTTAACTTTGCTAGATTCTGTTTTAGTCTTAGCTTTTGGTATACTTACATATTGCATAGGATTTTCTCGTATATGTTTGTAAGGATAGACTGCTGATTTTAATGACCTATGTAATATGTTTTTTAATACTTGTAATGTATTTTGAGAATAATTCTCTTTGTATTTTTTATTTATGAAGCTTTGTAGTATCGCGGGTGTTAAAGCTTTTACCTTGTAAACTCCTAGTTTTGGTTTTATATGTTTTTCTATATTTATTCTATAGCTTTCTTGTGTGTTGTATTTACAGTTAAGTAAAACATATTCTTTGTACCAAAAGTCTAAATAGTCTGATACACTTATGTTGCTTTCTTCAAATACTATACCAGAGTTTTCATATTCATTTAGTGCTTCTCTTAGTGCTTTTTCTGCTTCCTTTTTTGTATTGCCACCAACTCTTTCTACTTTTTTTCTTTTTCCATCTACTATGCCTAGGTCAAAGTAGTAATACCATTTGTTACTTCTTTTTCTTACTCCACCTTTCATAATAGTTCCCCCTTTTTTTAGAATGTATGTTTGTTTTATGTTTATATAAAAGAGCAGTTAATCTGCCCTTTATATGCTTTTGTTATGTACAATATTATTTTAATTTTGTTTATCTGGTTTGTAATGAACTATTTTCTTAATATTCTTACAATTTTTTTGATTTTATATTTGATTTATTATAGTGATATTGAAATATGTATTTATTAAATGGAAATCTATAAAAGTAGAATGAAACAGTTTAAAAAATATCCTCATATATGTAGAAATTTGGTAAATTAGTTAATACTAGAAACCTATTGTTTCCCAAGTCTAACATATTTTTCTTTCTTGATAGAAATTCTAATCTTTTTAATAAGAATTCAACACTAACTTGTAATTCTTCAGCTATTTCATATACATTTGTTGCATGTGAATTAATAACCTGTATTATTTCTTCTTCTGTTATAAGAAATTCACCTGCCCATCTTAGGGCTTTGTCCTCAGTTTTATCTACCAATATTTTGTTTTTGTAACTATTTTTTGAGGATACATAATTTCCAACACTGGTAAAATGATGTCCTAATTCTTCTGTTAGTATCTCTATTAGCTTAGTATTATTTTGTTTTAATGAATTAAGCAATGATATAATTTTTAACCCTTGCTTGTTTATATACAATCCTTTTATGTCATCTGCTATTTTGTCAGTGTAGTAAATTTCTATTTCTTCATTTTTTGCTAAGTCTAAAAGTGCGTCTAGTTTTTTCATGGAAATCCTCCTATAAAAAGAATGTATTTTTGATTTTTTTATATATAAAGAGCAGGTGTGAACTGCACTTTATATATAACATATCAAATTTTAGTATTTTATGTTTAAATACTCATTTATTAAAGCAGAACAAGTATTTTCACTAAAATCATTTTTTTCTAAAATAATTTCACCTATTTTTTTTAAAGTAAGCATATCTGGAAATTTAATGTTATTAAAATCGCTTATATTTATAGTATGTGTTCCATTTATTAATAGGTAAAATACTTTAAACTGTTTTGAGTTAATAAAACAATATAATCCATGGCATTCTTCTAAAGTTAATTCACTATAGTCTTTTTTGTGTATATAAAGTAGATTATTATCTATACCTAATAAATCATGGTTGAAATAATTTTTATTAAGTACAGATGAAACTATTAGTTCAAGGTCATCTTTAGCAGTTACTTTTCTTATTATTAGATAATTAGAATTTTTAATTAACAACCTATTATCTTTAGAAATTGATTTTTTATGTGTTTTTCTAGATAAATTATTTTCTCGATTAAAATAATCAATTTTATTGTTGGATTGAATATCTTTACCAATAAGTAGTGGAGAAAAATTTTCGTTATATGTTTCTTCTCGGATATCTTTAACATTTCTAAATTGGACTATAGCTCCAACACTAATTTTAAGAAATAAATCACTTAATGAATTTTCTAGTTTTGAGAAGCTTTCTAATAATTTAATATCTTTTTCTTCCCTTGGAATTATAATAGTTTTAGAATCATTATCTAGCATAATGTCATTTATATTAGTTGTAAATCTATTATGACCATTGAAAGATATATTTACACTATTTTCAGAAGTAGTTTTTCTATATGTTGATATAATTACTTCTTGATTAACTGATTTAAACATAGTTCTTTTCTCAAAAGAATGTAAATGTGTTAGTGAATTATTTTTAAAAATATAATTTCTTAATTTCTCAGAATATATACCATTAAGATAATTTCTGGGGCTTAATACAGTATATACACCATTTTCTTTCAATAAAGATAAACTCATAGCAATAAACAATGTATATATATTAGGTTGACCATATATCAAATCTTTCATGACAAGAGCTTCCTCAGAAGATTGATTAATTTTTTTATATGGTGGATTAGAAATAATAATATCATATTTATTATTATTGTCTTTAATCCAATTAGTACTATTATCAAGTATAAAATTTCTATTAAGTGTTTCAAAAGAAATACTAACATTTGTATTTTTAATTATAAAGTTTTGTAATTCTAATAAATTCTTTTTTAATATATTGCAAACATTTTCGTCTTGTTCATATGTATAAATACTTATATTTTTTATGTCTTTGCAATTTTTTATGATACTTTCAACTAATGTAGCTACTAAAATACCACAACCAGCAGAAGGCTCAAGTATAGACAGTGTATCAGTTTTTTTAAACAAATTAAAATCTATAGTAGAAATCATTTTAATTGCTGTATCATAAGGAGTAAAGAATTGAGATTTTTTTTTCAAAAAATCTTTATCTTTACTAACTAAATATTCAATTTGAGATTTTTCAAATATATTTTCAATAAATGTTCTCATTTTGTTTACTCCTATTCATTTTTATTAATGCTCTAAATTTATTCTACTATAGTTAAAACAGAAATACTATAGCTTAGTAATTTCTATTTATATATTATTTGAAGTAACTGTTTCTAGAATCATATTTTCTACATTTTTATGTAAGTAATTTTCTATATCTATATAATTATAAAATATATCCTTTATTAAATCTAAAGCCTCTAAAGTGTTATTATAGTTCTCCAACCAAAAGTCAGTAGCTATTTTAATTCTATTATCTGAAATATCTGTATTTGAATTTGAAATATCAAATATATTAAAGTTAGAAGGATTAAGTTCTCCATGAGCAATTCCATTTCTTCTTTTATATGCATATCCTAATGCATCTAATGGGAAAGATTTATTTTTTAATTCTCCAATATTAATATTGTTTGGGTCAATATCAAATAAACTAAGGGTAGATTCTAAAGTATCTTGGTTAATAATATATTTGTCTCTAATCATGGTTTCAAATATATTTTTATTATCTTCAAATACTGGTTTAAATACTTTTTTCATAGCATCAATTTTTGAAGATTGCTTAACTAGATGATTCTCTAAACTAGGAACCATGCATAGCAGGATTAAGTTTGGGTTTAAATCATAAAAATTGACATTTATTTCTTTTAAGAAGTCAATGAAATTAAAAAAAGTAGATTTAAAAAAACCTTCATAATGCGCATAGACACTAGGGTATGTATATCTCAAAAGACTAAATTTTTCAGTTTTAGTTTCTATAGAATCTATTATATTTTTTAATTTGATAAGTTCTTTTTTTCTAATTGAAAGTTCACTATCTATTTTTGAAACAAATATCTCTAAATACTTTTCCTTTTTATATGTTGTTAAATTATTCAAAATTAAACACAACCTTTGCTTCATCTTTCGCCATTTTTAATCTTACTATTACTTTTACATTAGATTTACTGTTACTTTTTAAAAGCTCTCCAGTTCCTTTTAATGACTTGATTTTATCTACAATATCAGTTTTATGTTTTTCTAAGACAGATATATCATTTATAACTGATAAACCCCATAGAATTGTTTCAAAAATCACCCAATTGAAGCCACCTTTAAATACTTGTTTGTTTTTATCAAATACTTGAAAACTATATTGTTCATCTATATTTTTATATAGGAATTTTATTATTCTATCAAAATCTGATATATCAGTATCAATATCATACTCTTTTTGTGTAACAATATCACATATTGCATCATCTAAAAATTCATTTATATCAATTGTGTTATCAACATTATCTAAATTCTTGTAATTTCTCATAACAATAAATCTAGTCAATATATCCATATCTTGTCTGTAGCTGTTTTGATTTTCAGATAAGTTTAAAAAATTTCTATAATATTCATTTTTACAATATGACTCCATTTTTTTATAAACCTTTTCACTTGACATTAAAATTAGTGCATTTCTAATTTCTTGAGGACTTAAATGTGTTCCACCAGTATTAAGTCTTCTAAATAGTTCAAATTTAGAATTTTCATAGCTATTTTCTTTAAGTATTATAACTGGTATAATAGCTCGTTTAAAATCAATCTTTGAAGGAATATCTAAACTTTCTCCTGATTCTGAACTATAATACTTATCCTTCAAATGAGTTAATATTTTTGCTTTATGCAATTTAAGTGGGGCAACTGTGTTTTTAGTCTCAGGATTACGTAATATACCAACAAAATGGTAAATAGTTGATAATCTTTGAACACCATCAATTACATCCCAAACACCATCTATTCTTTGAAGAACAAATATGGATGGTATCGGATATCCAAGTAAAATTGATTCAACAAAATTGGTCTGTTGTTGCTCAGTCCATCTAAATAATCTTTGGAAAGATGGTTCTAAGTTAATTTCATTATCTGCATATAAGCTCATTAATTCACCAACAGACATATTTAATTGACTGGTATAAATTTCTCCTCTTTTTTCTAAAATTTCGTCTCGTAAAGAACTATAAGTTTTCATCAAAACACCTCTAAATTTATTTTTTATATTTATTAATTAAAAATTCAATATAATCATTAAGTTGTTCTTGGGCTTCTTCTGGTAAATCCTCATGTGGATTTGCTTTGTGTGCAGCTACAGTATCTATATGATTTCTAACAAGTGTTGTGCCTAAAAGATAATCTGTTGTAACATCAAAATAATTAGCAAGTTTTACAATATCATCACTTGGAGGTGAACTAAGATTATTTTTATATTTGTATAATAAATCTTTTTCTATTTTTACTTCTTGACTTAATATATCTAATGATATTTTTTTTTCTTGCATTAATCCATTTAATCTTTTTGAAAAAATGGGATTTAAAGGTTGATTTATTTTAAAAGAATCATCATGTTTTATTTGTGTAGAGACACCTTTTCCAATTTTGCCTAATTTAAGAAGTAGTTCATCCAATGTTAAATTTAAGGCTAGACTGATTTTTTCTAATGCATCAAGTGTGGGTTCAACTGCTTTTCCATTTCGAGGGTCTTTACCCTTTTCAAGTTTATCTATATAAGTATGACTAAGATTACATAAGTTAGAAAAATCTCTAAGAGAGAGCTTATTTTTTTCTCTATATTCCTTTATTATTTCACCCAGTTTTTGCATATATTTCACCTCTTATGATTTGATTTAATATGATTATATCAGAAAAGTGTTAACTATTGTTGACAAATTTTGAAAAAATAGTAAAACATAGTTGACATAAAAATAAAAACGCTGTATACTATGGTTAACAGGAGGAGAGGAGGTGGCTAAAATAACTAATAATTTATATAAAGCAAGAAAAGAGCTAAATTTTTCGCAAAGTAAATTAGCACAAAAGGTAGGAATATCAAGACCATATCTATCAAAAATTGAAAATGGTATGGTTAAACCTTCAGCAGAAATAACATATAGAATATCTATAGAATTAGGAAAAAGTATAGAAGAAATTTTTTTTACAGATTCAGTAAATTATGATTTACAAGATAGGGGGAAATAATTATGAATAATTTGCAAGTTATAATTAAAAATGGAAAATTTTTAGTTGAAAGTAGAGAAGTTGCAGAATTGATAGAAAGAGAACATAAGCATCTGATGAGAGACATAAGAGGATACATAGAGGTACTTAATAAATCTCACAGTCCAAGATTGGACAGTGAAAAATTTTTTATAGAAAGTACATATCTAAATACAAGAAATCAGGTTCAACCTTGTTATCTATTGACTAAAAAAGGTTGTGATATGGTAGCTAATAAAATGACTGGAGAAAAAGGAATCATATTTACTGCTACTTATGTGGCTAAGTTTGATGAAATGGAAAAGTCTTTAAAAAATGAACCACAACCTAAACTACCAACTACATACAAAGAAGCATTACAACATCTTATAGAGCAAGTAGAAGTAAATGAGAAGTTACAACTAGAAGGGAAAATGAAAGACCAAGTAATAAAAGAACTAAAACCAAAGGCAGATTACACAGATATGATATTAAAAAACAAAGGTCTTGTCACTATAACTCAAATAGCAAAAGACTATGGAATGAGTGGAAAAGAAATGAATAAAATACTTCATGAAAGAGGAATCCAATACAAACAAAGTGGGCAATGGCTTTTATATAAACAGTATCAAGGCAAGGGATACACTCATTCAGAAACGATAGATATAACTAGAAGTGATGGAATGACTGATGTAAAAATGACAACTAAATGGACTCAAAAAGGAAGATTGTTTCTATATGATTTATTAAAAGTAAATAATATATTGCCAGATATAGAAAAAGAGTATAGTTATCAAACTTCAATGTTAGGTTAGTGATTTAGGAAAACACAGAATATTCAAAAAGGAGTGATTAAATTGGAAAATAAAAAAATAGAAGAAATAAAAAATGCATTAATAGGGGTGAATCAGACAGAGTGGTCTTTAGTAAAATCTTTTATTGACATGTATTTTAGTAAAAAAGCCGCCAAACTTGAAATTGACGACCTAGATAATTTTGATTTGTATATAAAACGAAAATTTTAATTACTAGCAATTTGTATAAAGATTGGATGGATTCTATAGTCAACACCCTTATAGTAAATATGAACATAATCTTGCTGATACATAGTATGTTCTTCTTCTTTATTAGAAGGACTCCATACATCAGCACCTTCTTCCCACCATATGTAAGGTGAAGAATGGTTACTACCCATTTTACATTCTGGGTCATCACATAGATTAACCCAATTACCAGCTAAACAAGCATATATTTTAGTCATAATATCACCAACTTTCATATAAATTTGGAATATATTCCATATTTATATTATACCATGTAGAACTGAGGTGAATCCAATGTTGATAGGCGACAATATAAGCCAAATCCTAAGAAAAAGAGATATAAAACCTTATAAATTGGCAAAAGAATTGAATATAGATATAAGTGGTCTATATAAATTGTTGAAGAATAAAAATTCTAATCCAACTATAGATACTCTAATAAAATTAGCTGATTATTTAGATATTACATTAGATGAATTAGTTGGAAGATAAATAATTAAAAAGAGGGGAGAGAATTTTCACATGGATATTTCTGAAAGTATAGCAAAGCAATTTAGTGATAGTTTAAAAAGTTTAATAGAAGTAGAGATAAATAAACAAGAAACAAATAGAGTTAAGAGCCAAACAGTTGAACAAAAGGTAAAAGTACTAGAGCCTAAAGATATAGTTGTTTTAATAAAAAGAGGCTATCCAAATTACTTGATAACAGTAGAAGAAGCAAGGGGAATTTTAAAATTAGATACAGTTTTTATGCGTAGGTTAGTGAGCACAGGTTTGATAAAATCACTGGCTAGAGGTGATGGTAGAAAAATTTCAAGATATGAAGTTGATGATTTTATTGAAAGAAATCAAGGTAAAAATTTGGATGAACTTTTAAAAGCAGTAGAGAGGGGGGATGAAATTGTTAAGCCTTAATACTAATAAGAATAATATAGTAACTCTTAAAAAAGATGGAAAAGTTATAGCAGATATAGTATTTAAAGATATTAAAACTGGTAAGAAAATATCGGTTGGAATATTAAATAAAAAAGTGCTGGTCAAATAACCAACACACAAAAAAATAAAAAATAAAATATAACACAAACAAATTATAGCACAAAAAGAATGGATTTAGAATAGGTAATGTAACATTCTAAAAGGTTTAATGTGTAATATAGAAATTTAGAATGTAGTTTATATAGATAGTAATAAATTGGGAGGGGTTTAAATGGAAGCAGCTAGATTAATTGCAATAGGTCAAATTAAACAAGCAGAAAAGGAAATAAATAAATTAAAGGAATTAGGAGAATTTGAAACTGGTAGTTTGGATTGGTGGGAAGCTGTAAAGTTTGCTAGTCAAAATATCTTAGAAGGACTAGAATTTGATATTAAATTAGAAGCTTCTATTGACTTTAGAGAAGCTATGATGTATCAAGAAGAACTTGAAAGGGATAGACCAATAGATGTTCAGATATAAAGAAAAGAGCCTTTGCACAGGCTCTAGGTAAAAATAAACTAAAAAAAATTATAGCTATATTATAGCATAAGGGGGAATAAATGAAAACAAGAAGTGAAATAATTAATGATTTAGAAGATAGATTATTTTTATTAAAGTTTATGACAATAGATGAAGTAGATTGGGATGTAAAGTTTGGACAAATATCAGCATTAGAATCTTGTATAGATAAACATAAAAAAGGGTGGACTTTGAAACAATTTGAAGAGCATTTGGAAGAATACAAATTACAAGGGGGTTGTGGTGATTACATAGATGGATTTATGTCTGTTTTAGAAAAAAATATTAGAGAAATGGAGAGTGAGATTATTGGAAGTAAATAATATTTATATTAAATTAATGGATGTAAGAATTAAGTTTAATAAATTAGATATAAAAAAGAGTGGTCAAAATAAGTTTGCTAACTTTAAGTATTTTGAGTTGGCAGACTTTCTCCCTCAAGCTACAGAATTATTAGAAAAAGCCAAATTATGCCCTATAGTGACCTTTACAAATGACTATGCAACACTAACATTGATTAATGGAGAAAATCCAGCAGAAGAGATAATATTCACATCTCCAATGAGAGAGTTACAACTAAAAGGTTCTAATGAGTTACAAGCATTGGGAGGAATTGAAACTTATCAAACAAGATATTTATACATACATTTATTAAACATTACAGAGAATGATACTTTTGATGCAACGAGTGGAAAAGAGGATTATAAGAGAAATGATTTAGGGAACTTTTCTAGTAAAGGAAATGAAAATAGTCAAATAAAAATAAATCAAAATCAAATAAAAAGGCTCTTTTCAATAGCAAATACTATAGGGAAAGATGCAGATAGAGTAAAAAGTGAAGTATATTATAAGTTTAATAAAGAAGTTAAGGACTTAAGTAAGCAAGAATATGACCAGATATGTGTTGGATATGAAAAATTACAAAGAGAAAAAGGATTAATTAAGTAGGTGAGCTTCTTGAAGGACAGAGACAAAATAACTATAGAAAAAGGAAATATACTGAGTGATGGATATGGTCTTTCACCACAATTAGTAGCTAGAGACTCATGGCTAACAACAGGAGCAAGAGCTTTATATTTTTATCTAAGTAGTTTTGCAGGGGCAAGTGGAACATGCTATCCATCAAGAGATATTATGACTCATGAACTTGGTATAAATAAAGATACTTTTAGTAAATATCTAAATGAACTAAAGATGAGTGGCTATATAAAAGTATATAAAAATAAAACTAGAGAAGGAAGAATGCAAAATAACATATATGAAGTAGTGTTTGATAGAAGTTATATAGAAAATCATATATCCATTAGATGCAAGAAAGAAAATAAAAAAAAACCATGTCCGAAAAAAGCAGACATGGAACCATGTCCGAATTTACCGGACATGGTTCAACCGGACATGGAAAAGTCGGACACTATAAGTAACAGTATTATAAATAACAGTCTTAAAAGTAGTATGTATATAGAGCAAGCTGTGGATAACTCTTTAAAAGAATTTAAGAAGCTATATGAAGAAAATATAGGAGTAGTATATCCAGTTACAGCAGAATGGTTATTAGAAGTATCTAATGAAGTAGATGTAAAAGTATTTAAAAGAGCTATAGAGATATGTGCTGAAAGAATGAGTATGAATTTATCATATTTAAAAGGCATTCTTAAAAAGTGGAAAGATGCAAACATAACTACATATGAGCAATTAGAATTATATAAATTACAACATGAAAATAAAAAATCAAGAAAATCCAGTAATCAAACAAATAAAAATAAGTTTGCTAATTTTGAACAAACATTTACTCAATATAGTAACAAAGAACTAGATGAAATTATAAAGAAAAGCCAAAAGGCTAAATTTAAATAATAATAGTGGAGGTATTAAAATGAATCAAGTTGTATTAGTTGGGAGATTAACTAGAGACCCAGAGCTAAAATACATACCAGGAACAGGCACAGCAGTAGCATCATTTACAATAGCTGTAGACAGAAATTATATAAATAAAGATGGGAAAAGGGATACTGACTTTATACCAATAGAGGTAATAGGTAAATCAGCTGAATACTGTGCAAATTACATAACAAAAGGGAAGCTAGTAGCATTAGAAGGAAATATAAGAGTTGATAATTATCAAACTCAATCAGGTGAAAAAAGAACATTTACAAAAGTAAGTACAAAATCAGTACAGTCATTAGAAAGTAAGAGTAAATCAAATAATTCATATAAAGAGAGTGTACAAGATGAAACAATAGGACTAGACCCTCAAGGATTTGAAATTATAAATGATGATGAGTTACCATTTTAATCTGAAAAATTAAATATGAGGTGAAATAAATGTTTAAAGTAGAAAGGTATTTTAGTGGCTCAGTAGTGGACAACCTTATTGAAGATGACCTTACATGTAGAAACTATTTAGCATTATATTGTTGCTTGTTAGGTATTACAAAAAATGGAAAAAGAGTATATCCTAAGCCAGAAAAAATGTTAGCTGAGTTTGGAGTGAAGAAGGATAGAAAAATAAAAAAAGAGTTACCAGTAAGAATTAGAAATGTTAATACAGGAGAAGTAAAGGAATTTGAGTCTATAGATGGTGCAGCCTGTTTTTTAAGATTAAAATATCAAGCAGTTTATCAAGCTATTAAAAAGAAAAGTAAAACTAGAAGTGGCTGGAAAGTTGAATATATTGAGGAGGAATAATGGAAGTTTCAAGAATAGAATACACAATTAAAAGAGCAAAAGAATTATATGACACTGGAGAGGATATATTTACTGCAATAGACAAAGCTAGAGATGAATATGAGGAGATGTTAAGAAATGAGTATTTTAACTAGTATTGTACTCATAATAAGCAGCTTTATAGTTGGTAGAGTTTATGAGTATAGATTAAATCTAAAAGAGTGCGAAAACTGTGAGAATAAGTATCATGAAAAATAAGAAAGAAGTGGTTTTATGAATAAAAGGATAATTTGCAATTGGTGTGGTAAGTTATTTTACATTCCAAAAGAGTCTAAAAGAATTTACTGTTGTAAAAAATGCGAGAAAAAGGCTAATAAAAGCAATAGAGGGCATCAAAATTAATTTTAAATCAATAAAACTATGGAGGAATAGCAATGAATAAGTTTCAAAAAGCAGTTTCTCAAATGGTAAAGCAAGAGGAAAAAGAGAATTTATGGCAAGGATATGAAAATTGTAGGGTAGGTAGAAGTATACCAAGCTCAATAAGAATATATGTAAAAGGATTTAAAAGGTTTGGATATAGTGTACATGAGGTTTATAACTTTATAAATGATATTAATAAGTATTAGTAATTTTTAAGAGATAAAGGAATTATTTAATTGAGTAAATACAATAATAAGAAAATTATAATAGATGGAATTAAATTTGATAGCAAAGATGAATCAGAATATTATCTATATTTAAAAGAAAAGAAAGAAAATGGAGAAATAAAAGATTTTGGACTTCAACAAAAGTTTGAATTACAGCCTAAATTTAAGAAGGATGGAAAGAACTATAGGGCTATTACATATACAGTTGATTTTGCCATATACAAATGGGATGGTGAAGTTGTTTATATAGATGTGAAAGGATACAGCACACAGCAAGGTGAACTTAGAAAAAAGCTTTTTGATTACAAATATCAAGATAAAAAATTGATATGGATTGCTAAGAGTAAAAAATATGGAGTAGATGGTTGGATAGAATATAGTGAACTTAAGAAAAAGAGAAAAGAAAATAAGAAAAAGGTAGCTTAAGTAAATAGGGGTGATGTTATGGCAAGTAAAGTTAAAAAGGAGTTTTTTATGGCAACTAAAAAGCACCTTGAGAACTACAAACAATTACATATTAATATTGAAAGTCTAAAACTTCAAATAAAAAATCTTAAAGAGTGCCATTTAGGTGATTTTATGCAAGGTTTAAGCTATGACAGCATTCCTATAAGTAAGACTAATTCAATAAGTAATCAAGTTGAAAATGAGTTAATTATCCTTGAAGAAAAGATAATAGAAAAACAGATAGAACTATATGAAATGGAAGCACTAAAATATACAATAGATGTATCCATAAGCAATTTAAAACCTATACATAAACAAATTATAAGGTATAGGTATATAGAAGGCTTAGAATGGAGTTTAATAGTTGATAAAGTATACTTAGAAGAAAGACAATTAAGGGAAAGAGCTAATCAAGCTATTAGTTCAATATCAATAGCTTTATTTGGTAAAAAAGCACTAATAGAGCAAGAACCATTATTTAAAATGTTAGATTTATAGGCAGTTAACAACTGTCTATTTTTTTTACTAAAAAAAGGAAAAATGTATTGATTATATCGGTACGACATGATATACTATAAATATAGAAAGGAGGTGAAAGAAGTGGTCAAAAAAATAAAAGAGTTCGGCAAAGTTATCAAAGCCCTTACCGAACTTGTTCTTGAAATAGGTACACTAATAGCCGTTATAAAAATGGTATTAGATAGCCTATAAGACTTTAGAAGGGAAGTCAGCACCTTCCCTTCTAATTAAATAATAATACATGACCACTCAAAATACAATGGGAAAATATAAGGAATTAATTACAGAATTAGGGAAATTAAGTTTTGGCATAGTTAAATTAATTGGTGCAATAGCATTATTAATATTTGCTATAAAATATTTATTTTCCTAGAGGGAGAGAAAGAAATGGAGAAAAGAATATTGAAAGTACTTTTATCAAAAAGTGGCTCTGGTTCACTAAGCCCTAAAATAAGTTTACCAGCCACATGGATTAAAGAAATGAATATAACACAAGAGGAAAGAGAAGTTGAAGTTTATTTTGAAAATAATGAAATTAGGATTAAAAAGAAAGACCTAGATTAAATTCTAGGTCTTTCTATTGCCGTTTTTCTGCCGATTTTACAATTTAAAATATGAGATAATAGTATTGTGGAAATGAATATTTCTCTCTCAAAACTAAATATATATGTGGGCTAGGTTAAGGGATTCACCTAGCTTATATGAACAGACTAGGCAGGGCATGAGGATGCTGTAAGTTCAATTCTTACTATGTTCAAACTTATTAATACACTATATGTAGATATGTTGGATTAAATCCGAATTTAATTCAAATGTCTAAAAGGGTGAGGCTTGGTAACCTCGCTCAATTTGCAAGTACTGGTGTATAATCTTAGGTTCGATTCCTAAAACTTGCTCCCTTAAATATAATATGTATCCCCAAAAAAAGACTTAGATTAAATTCTAAGTCTTTTTCAATTTAATAAATTATATGTTTATTATTTTGTATCCAAAGCTTTTGATTTTAATTTATGAAATTGGTACATATTTATTAAAGCAATGTCTTTATTTAATCAAATTATGAGGAATTATGTAATTGTCGAAAGATTGTTAGAGGAATGAATTGAAATATGTAGAATATAAATTTGTAGAATAAAGATTTTGGAGGAACTAACCATGGGGAGCAAAACAATAAAGGTTTTTTACTATTATCCTATTATTAAAACTGTAGATACTTTCAGAAAGGAAAGGATTATTTTATATGATTTAAATTCAGTTTTAGAAAAATTAAAAAATCTAAATGTAGAGGATAGAGTATTTAAGTTAACAGATGAAGAGAACATTCAATTAAAGCTTATAGAAAAAGAGAATGAAAATAAGTGGAAACTTGGATTTTTAAAAAATAGTAAAGATAGTATTTTTAAGTCTAAGTTAGAAGAAGTTGTAAAAGAAGCAGAGTCATTAGATGATGATGAATTTATAGGTCAAGAGTGTTGTATGATATATGACAAAGAAACAGGTGTTATATCTTTACAAAATAATAGAAAAAGTGTATCATTTAAGAACATAAGTTCTTTTATGAATGAATTTATTGAAAAGTATCATAATGGAGAGAATATAGAGCTTTATCCAATAACCTTAAAACCTGAGTATAGTAACATTTCAGACTTAGATACAATCAATTATAAAAGTATATCATTAAGCTTTTTAGATATATCAGAGATTAAAATGTTAGCACGAGAAGAATCAATTGAGTCAGTTGAATCAATTGCTAAAATGTCAAATAATCTAGAGGCACTTAGTGGAAAAATTGAATTAAGTGTAGGATGGAGTAAAAATAGATTTTTAGAAAAAATAAACTTAAGAGAAATCGTAAGTTTTTTTAAGAGACATCCTAAATTAACTAGAGGTATAAAAGTAAAATCTTATGACTATGATAAAGATGAAATAAGGGTTATAGATTTAATTGAGAATAAACTATATGATGAATTTTCTATAACAGTAACAAAAAATAAAGTAAAAACATTTGAAAAGATTTTTTTGCCTATGTCTGAGTGTTTTGATGTTACTGTAGAAGAAACTTTGGATGATTGTAATAAAGTTATGGAAGAAGTATATGTTTAAATAGTAAGAATATCAGAAGAGAGAGGAGGATGTTAAATTATGAAATACAAAAAAATAATACTTTTTAACATTTTTATTATTTTTTTTATTATTTTGTCAAAGTATCTCTCTTTTGAAAAAAATATAATTCTCTATATAAGTTTTAATACAACAGGATATAACTTTAAGGATTTATTATCAATTTCAGCAACCATATTAGCTGTATTTATAGGATTTATAGCAACTATAGCAACTGTATTAGTGTCTATGTGTGATAAAAGAATAATGGTTATAATAAAAAGGTTTGGAAAAACAAATATAGTGCTAAGGAGCATAAAAAGAGCTTTATTATCAGGTATTATATCATTAGCATTAATAGGAATTATTTATGTGAACTTAGACTTTAATATAATTTTATTAAGATGTATTATCATTTGGATTACACTAAACAATTTGTTTATTTTTATAAGAGAGAGTAAATTCTTGGTTTTTTTAGTAAAACATATTATGGAACAAACTTTTTTAGATAATGAAGAAATTGTGTTTAAATCTAAAACATCAAAAAAAAATTAAACTATCCAATTGAAAGTTAGAACTCTGAAAAGAGTTCTTTTTTTATTTATAAAGCAAATAAAGAGGTGGTGGTATGGCAAATTTGACTGAAAAACAAAAAAGGTTTTGTGACTATTATATTGAAACTGGTAATGCTACAGAAGCATATAAAAAAGCATATAAAAACAGTAATCAAAGAACCTCAGAAAGCAGTGGAAGTAGACTGTTGAGTAATGATGAGGTTAAAAACTATATTGATGAAAGGCTGAAAAGTTTTGAATCAAGGAGAATTGCAGATGCCAAAGAAGTTATGGAGTACTTAACAAAAATATTAAGAAATCAAGAGAAAGAAGAAGTCATAGTAGTATCTGAAAATGGTCCTGAAATAATAAAAAAAGATGTAAGTATAAAAGACAGAAATAAAGCAGCTGAATTATTAGGGAAAAGATATGCTTTATGGACTGAAAAAGTTGACCTAGATGGAAATGTTGGAGTAACCATAATTGATGATATAGGTAATGTAGAAGATGAATAAAAAATTATCTGAAATAATAAATAAAAATTTCTATGAATTTTGGAAAGTAAGTAATAACAATAAATATTTATATCATGTATTAAAAGGTGGAAGAGCTTCAGCAAAGTCAACTCATATAGCCTTTTGGCTAACTTTAGCTATGGTTAAATATCCTGTAAATACTGTTTGCTTTAGAAAGGTTGGTAATACAATCATGGATAGTGTTTATGAGCAATTAAAAGAAACTATAGAGATATTTGGTTTAACACATTTATTTCAGTTTAAAAAATCTCCAATGGAAATTATTTTTATTCCAAGAGGAAATAAATTTATATTTAGAGGTCTTGATGACCCACAAAAGATAAAATCTATAAAGTCAGCTAAATATCCAATTGCTTTTGCATGGTTTGAAGAGGTAGCAGAAATAAAAACAGAAGATGAGCTATCTATGGTAATTAATTCAGTGTTACGTGGAGAATTACCAGATAAATTGAATTATAAAATATTTTTATCATACAATCCTCCAAAAAGAAAGCAATCATGGGTTAATAAGAAATTTGAAACACATACATTACCTAAAAATACATATGTTCATCACAGTATTTATTTAGATAATCCTCATATATCAAAAGCTTTTATTGAAGAAGCTAATGAAATTAAAATAAGAAATGAGTTTAAATATAGATGGGAGTACTTAGGAGAGCCTATTGGTTCTGGAGTAGTCCCTTTTTCTAATTTAGAGTTTAAAACAATAACAAATGAAGAAATACTTCACTTTGATAACATAAGGCAAGGTAATGACTTTGGATATGCAACAGACCCTATGGCATTTGTAAGACTTCATTATGATAAAAAGAAAAGAATTATATATTTTATAGATGAAATATTTGGAGTGAAAATGTCTATAAGAGAATTAGCTTCTAAGATTAAATCAAAAGGGTATGACGATTTTAATGTTGTTTGTGATAGTGCAGAACCAAGAAGTATTGCAGAACTTAGAGAGTATGGAATAAGAGCATTAAAAGCTAAAAAAGGACCTGGTTCAATCGAATTTGGAGAGAATTGGTTAGATGATTTGCAAGCAATAGTAATAGACCCAAACAGAACTCCAAATGTGGCTAGAGAATTTGAAAATATAGATTATCAAACAGATAAAGATGGAAATGTAAGAGCTAAATTAGAAGATAAAGACAATCATTCAATTGATGCAACAAGATATGCACTAGAGTTAGATATGAAAACACATGGAAGAGAAAGACAATATAACAGTAGATAGGGGGTGTAACATGTTAGATTTGATAGATATAATTCAGATGGAACTTACAGGCTTATATGGTCAAGAAGTAATACGAGAAATGGGTGAAATTATAAGGCTGTATGATAAGTATGAAGGTACAGGACAACATTGGATAGAAGAGGAACAAGATTATAAGCAAACAAGAAAAAGAACAAATTACATTAAGAAGCTAATTAAAGAAGAAGCAAGGTTTTTATTTGGAAAGACACCAATATTTACAATTAGCCCAGAAAATGACTTAGATAAAGAAAAAGCAGAAGAAATAAACAAATGTATTAACAAAATTCTAAAGAGAAATTTATTTTCAGATAAATTAATTAAGGCAGCTAGAGATTGTTTTATTGGTAAAAGAATAGCTATAAAACTACATGCAGATAAAGAAAGCAAGAGTTTAAAGATAATGTTTGTACCCAGTTTAGAGTTTATATATGAGCCTTTTGATAACCAATTTGATGAACTTAAGAAAATCGTATTTTTCCATCAAACAAATCAAGAAATGGAAAAAGATAAACAGAGAATTTGGAAACAAAAATATGAAATGGTTAATGGAAAATGTATATTAAGTGAAGGTATCTATAATGGTTATGGATTATGTATAGAAGAAATAGTAAGTGATACAGATTTAAAACTTAGTGGAATACCTTGTTATGTAATTCTTAATGATGGTTTACTTGGTGATTTAAAAGGTGAGAGTGATATAGAAGAGATATTTGATAATCAGATGGCTTATAATAAGCTTGCTTCTGAGGATATAGATACTCTTAAAAAAGGAATGAATCGTATTATATATGGTGTTGATGTTGAAGAAGAGTCAAGTAAACATTTCAAAATAAAGCCAGGTGCTTATTGGGATGTAGAAACATCTCAAACTGCTGACCAAAAACAGGCACAAATTAATACAATTCCTACTGACTTTGGATATGATAACAGAATAGAAAATTCACTTAATAGAATTAAGTCAGATATGCATGAGGTATTGAATATACCACTTATAAATAATCAAGACCTTAAAGGTATGATGACATCAGGCAAATCAATGAAGGCTTTGTATTGGCAACTAATAACTAGATGTGAAGAAAAAATGAAATCATGGGGTCCAGCTCTTGAATGGTTAATACGAGCTATGATAGAGATGATAGAAGTATATAACATAGCTCAAATACCTAAATTAGATGCAGATTCCTATGAAGTGCTAGTTGAAAATCAGTATCCATTACAAGAGGATGAGGATTCTGAGAAATTACTTGATATTCAACAAGTAAATGCTCAAGCAATGTCTAGGAAAACTTTCATTAAGAAGTGGACTGATACTAATGATGATATAGCAGATGAAGAATTACAACAAATGTCAATAGAAAGACAAATATTAGAAGAAAGCTTCAATCTGGAAGAAGAATCAGAAGCTACAGATATAGAAGAATCAGAGGAAGAAACTGCTGAAAAAGAACCAAAAGAAGTAGTTGATGACTAATGACAAATAAGTTTAATAAGGCTATGAAGAATGCTGAAAGAGCTAGAGACATATCATCAAATAAAACTACTAAGAAGATAAGACAATTATATAAAGATATAGCTAATGAGTATGTAAAAAAATTAAATAAAGTTAACTCTAACACATTAACTGAACAATATTTAAGAGAAAGTATAATTTATTTAAGTAAAGAGTATGATAGGTTAGGAAAGAGGCTAAAAAAAGATATTGAAAGTGAAATATCAAAAGTAATAAAAACTACTACAGATGAACAATTAAGCTTTTTCAATAACATATGTGATAACTATTCAGTTAATTTAAAGCCACAATTCACTGATATGTTTAGTAAAGTTCATGAAGATGTACTAAGACAAGTTATATCTGGTAGCATGTACAAAGATAAAATTAAATTAAGTGATAGAATTTGGAGTAATATAGATAAAACTAAGAAGGATTTAGACTACATTGTAAGTAGAGGATTAGCAGAAAAAAGAGGTAGTTATGATATAGCAAAAGATTTAGAAAAGTATGTTAATCCAAAGGTAAAGAAAGATTATGATTGGTCAAAGGTATACCCTAAAAGTAATAAAAAGATAGATTTTAATGCCTATAGACTGGCGTCCACATATATAACTCATGCGTATCAAAAGACAGCTAAAGAAAGCTGTAAGAAGAATCCATTTGTTAAAGGGATTAAATGGATGTCATCACATCATCCTAGAATGTGTAAGGTTTGTGCAGATAGAAATGGGAAAACATATATTCCAGAAGAATTACCATTAGAACATCCTCTAGGAAAGTGTACTTTTGAATATGATATTCCAATGAGTATGGAGGACATAGGGAAAGAGTTAAGAAGCTGGATAGATGGAGAAAAGAACTCTAAACTTGATGAATGGTTTGATGAATATGGATTAGAGTTTGCAGGAATAGATAATAAAAAGTATAATAGTAATAAGAAGAATAATTCTAGCTCTAGGTCAAGTGGAGCTATAAGCAGAAAACTACTTGATGAAGATGGAGTTTATTTTAGAAAAGAAAAGCATGCTGAGTTGTATTATGAGGAGATAAGAAAAAGAACTTCTGATATATCTACTATAGCAAAAAATACAGGTTATAGTGAAAAGGTAATAGAAAATATAAAAAATCATGTTTTTATGAATAAGTATAACTTAGATAATGGATATAAAAGATTTGACCCAAGTTACGATATGGCTTTATCATGGCAGAGATTGATAGATGGCAAAAACATAAAGGAAAGTGATTTAATTCTTTTAAAACATGAAAGACTGGAAAAGTTTATTATGGATAGATATGGATACAATTATAAAGAAGCTCATAATATAGTTGTTAGAAAATATAATTATGATAAGAGTTTAAAAAAGGAGGGATTAATTTGGTAGAACTATTTAGAATATTTAATGATGAAAACTTTGTTAGATATGAATATGTAAATGATGGGATAAAAGAAGAGTCTGGTATAATAGCTTTAAATAAGAAAACAAAGGAAGTTATATTTGAAAAAAGGGCTAAAAATGGAACTTCACTAACCTTCAGAGGAAGAACAAAATATAGATTATTAAAATATGCTGAAGAAAATGTTTATCCAGAAGAAGATTATATAGCAATATATTAAGGACACTTACTTAAATTAAAGATTAGTAGGTGTTTTTTTATTGCCTTTTTTAGCTATATGTAGGCGTAAAAGAAATAAATAGCAAACTATACTAGAGAAGCAAAACTCGTATAAAAGCGTAGTGTAGGAGGTAATAATGGAAGAATTATTAAAAAAATTAGGATACCAAGATACAGACATAAAAAACATAATTGAGGGTATGAAAAAAGATAAAATTTACACTTCTAAGGAAGAAAACATAGATGAAAGATACAATAAGTTGAAAGAACAAAAAATAGCCTTAGAAGAGCAAATAAAAGGTGCAAATGATACTATATCAGATTTGAAGAAAAATAGTAAAAACAGTGAAGATATAGAAGCAAAAGTGAAAGAATGGGAAAATAAATATAACGAACTTGATAGCACAAGTAAAGCCAAAATAAAAAATATGACTATAGACTATGCCATAAATTCTAAATTATCTGGAGTAAATGAAAAATATAAGAAGCTCTTATGCAAAGAATTTGATATTGATAAGATTGAAGTAAAAGATACTGGAGAAATTATAGGCTTAGATGAACAATTTAAAAACATATCAGAAACATATAAAGAATGGTTTGAAAGTTCTACTCCAAGTAATACTGGTTCACCAGGTAATTTCCCGAGAAAATCAAATGTAGTCAATAATCCTTTTATAAAAGAAACATTCAATTTAACAGAACAAGGAAAATTATTAAAAGAAAACCCTGATAAAGCTAAAGAATTTGCAGCTCAAGCAGGAATAAATTTATAAGAAAGAGAGTGATTTAAATGGCAGTAACAAAATTAAGTGATGTAATAGTACCAGAATTATTTAACCCATATGTAATAAACAAGAGCATGGAGTTATCAGCTCTATATCAAAGTGGAATAATTACAAATGATGCAAGTTTGAATGCTTTAGCTTCTCAAGCTGCACCAGTTGTAAATATGCCTTTCTTTGAAGATTTAAGTGGAGAATCAGAACAAATAATAGAAGATGCTGATTTAACACCAAATAAAATTACTTCAAGTCAAGATGCAGCAGCCATATTAAGAAGAGCGAAAATGTGGGCAGCTACTGATTTATCAGCAGCTATGGCAGGAAAAGACCCAATGGCAGCAATAGCAAGTTTAGTTGGAAGCTTCTGGGCTAGAGATATGCAAAAAGAACTTATAGCAGTTTTAAATGGTATATTCTTATCTGCAAATATGACAACAAATAAATTAGATATATCAGCCGCAACAGGAAATGCAGCAAAATGGTCACCAGCAGCTTTTATAGATGCACAACAGTTATTAGGTGATGCACAAGAACAATTAAAGGCTATAGCAATGCATTCAGCTACAAAATCAGCGCTTAAAAAGCAAAATTTAATAGAAACTATTAGACCAGATGCAGGTCCAGACTTTGACGTTTATCAAGATAAATTAGTTATAGTTGATGATGGCTGTCCTGTAACAAAAGAAGGTGTTTATACTTCTTATCTATTTGGAAGTGGAGCAATAGCTTTAGGAAATGGTAATCCAGTAGGATTTGTAGCTACTGAGATAGATAGAGATAAGAAAAAAGGTTCTGGAGTAGATTATTTAATCAATAGAAAAACATATATACTACATCCAAGAGGTATAAAATTTACTAATGCAAGTGTAGCTAAAACAGAAGGACCTTCAAGATTAGAGTTAGCAAAAGGTGAAAACTGGACAAGAGTTTATGAACCTAAACAAATAAGAATAGTTGAATTTAAGCATAAATTATAAAATGTAGATTTAGTAGGTGATAGTATGGATTTAGAAGTTTTAAAAAATATAAAAATAGAACTTAGAGAAGAACAATCACCTTTTTTTTCTGATGATGAAATTACTTATTACTATAATAAAAACAATCAAGATTTTAAAAGTACTATGTATGAGTTATGTATATTAAAGGCTGAAAATGATAGTATCACTTTACCTGGAGGATTAAGCATGCCAGAAAATAAATTATACTGGTTAAATTTGGCAAAAAAATATAAGACAAATGGAAGTAGATGTCTATGATAGCTCAGAAAGTAAAGCCAAAGATAATTAAGGCTATAAATAAGATGCCAACAGAAGGTATAGTAAAAAGAGTTGGAGTAAATGAGTTTGGAGAGCCTTCAGATGAAGAAAATATAGTTTGCAATGTAATAGGCTTATATCATGAAGGAAGTAGCTACATAAGTCAAATAACAAAGGATAAAGGTGTTGTTATAAAAGATAAAGAGAAATATTTAATGGTTGTTTATGATGAAGATACAATAAAAATAAAACAAGGTGATTTTATGTATTTGGATAATAATAAGTTTGTTATACAGGACCTTGGAAATCAAAATAGAATGAATATTTATTTTGATTTAAAGTTAGGAAAGGTGAGATAGTATGAGCAATGGATTTAAATTTGATGCTAACAAACTACTTAATGCCTTAGTAAGTAGAGAAATGAAAACCAAAGCTGCACTAGGAGCTTATGCAGATACTTCATCTCAGTTACTAGAAAGTAATGCTAAAAATGATAGACCATGGAAAGACCATACTCATGAGGCTAAAAACAGGCTACATGGTAGTTGGGAATGGCAAGGAGATACTATAAGGATAGCACTTAGTCATGGAGTTGACTATGGATTATACTTAGAAAAAGGTACAGGACCACATGTTATAGAAGCAAGACCAGGAAGTTACTTATTTTGGGATGGAGCATCACATCCTGTTAAAAAAGTTAATCATCCAGGAAGTAGACCATATCCAATTATAATGCCAACTATAGAGAAATGTGGACCAAGTATTATAAGGGGTCTTGATGTGATTTTAAAGTAGGTGAAACATGTTTAAAAAAATATATAAACATTTAAAAAATAAAGGTTTTAATGTGTATTCAATTGGGCAACATCAAGGATTATGCATAGAGCCTTTTTTAGTTATATTTGAAAAAGGTTCACTACAAACAACAGAAAAAAATATAATAAAAGATTTATTTGAGATATATGTATTTTATCCAATTGGACAGTATTCTAAAGTAAGTGAATACAAGACAAATATTGAAAATGTAATGGATGAAATAGTAGGAATAAAACAAGCTTATGAAGCTTTACCTATTCTTATAGATGATGAGAAACAAGCTTATTTTACAAGATTAAGTTATTATGAAAACAAACAAATTAGGAGGTAATAAATATGGCAGTACAAATATTAAATCAATACCCACTTACAGATGTTGTATTAGTTCAAATTGAAACAGTTGAACAAAATCCAGTTACATATACATTTGATACATCTGATGAGATAGGGACAGAGGAAATCATTTCTGAAGGTGAAGAATTAACATTAAAAATAAAGAAAAAAATAATAGCAAATAGAGCAGCAGAAGATACAAGCTTAGGATATGATTTAACATTAAAAGACAATGTGTTTTGTCCAGAAATACTTCAAATAATGCAAGGTGGAACAATAGAAAAAGAGGAAGATGGTAGCTTTAAGAGATACTTAGCTCCTGAAGTAGGAAAGACTTTTTCTAAAAAATCTTTTAAAACAATAATATATAGTTCTGTTGTTGGACCAGGAGGAGATACTGGACAATTTGCTAAGACTACTTTCCCAAATTGTAAAGGAAAATCTGTTCCACTTAACTTTAAAGATGGAGAATATTATTCAAATGAATATGTTATAAATAGTAGACCTAATACAGGGCAATCTCCTTATGAGGTTGAAATAGTAGAAGAGTTGCCTAATGGTTATGAAGCTACAAAAGTATTTTTAGATAGTGCATCTGTAGCAGGAGCAACAGCAGGAGATAAAAAGATAACAGGATTAACAGCAGGTAAAATATATAAGGTTACAGTTAATAGTAATATAAAATATACTTTAGCAGATGGAACATTAACAGATACTGAGTCTGATAAAGCAGCATTAACAGGAACAGAGATAATAGGATTAACAAATGGAGAAACATATAAAGTTGAAGAAGTTAGTGTAAGTATATAAATAGATTAAAGCTCTAGTAACTAACTAGAGCTTTTTTTAGAAAGGGGACACAAATATGAATGAACTTAAAGTAACAAGTTTAGAAGAATTAAAGAAAATAAAATTGACTGAGGTAATAGAGGTTGGAAGATTTTTAGATGGAACTATGTTAGTTGCAGAAGTAAAACAACCTGACTTAATGGCTCTTGCAATGGCTGGTAAGATACCAAACAGCCTAATGTCAGCATCAATGAGTCTAGTTGAAGAGAAGGAAAGTAAAGATAGTACAGGTGAAAAAGTACTAAAGAAGATGAATGATGAGTCTAATTTCTCAAAAGAAATGTTTGAAATGATGGATATAGTTGCTAAAGAAGTGTTAGTTAACCCTACATATGCTCAGATTAAAAAAATAGGATTGGAACTTTCTATTGAACAAAGATTAACATTGTTTAATCGTATTCAAGGAGGTACAAAGTCACTAGAAAACTTTCATCAAGAGTCCACAGATATTGAGGATTCTAAATCAAGTGATAATGTACAACAAGATGCCTAGTGAGATATTAAGAATTAAAGATGAATATACTTCTTTTTGTTTCGATGAAGCTTGTATGTTTTTAGTAGATGCTATAAAAAATGATAAAAAGCTTAAATTTGAAAACGATGAAAAGAAAACTATAGATAAAAATGAGAGAAAAACTTTTGTCCAAATAGCATTAGAGAAAAAGAAAAAAGTTAATAGGTAAAATATTCTAAATGAATAGAGTGAATTAATGTTAATTTATGATATAATGATAATATAGATATTTTGCAGTGTACGATTTTTTATATACATTGGATGTAATCATTGAAATTACTATGATATAAGAATATTTTGTGATGTGTGAAAAACACTACTGGTTACTCACTGCAATTTTAATATTGTTTTATATATGTAAGGATTGAAAATACTCAATTTATTTTGGGGTATTATATTAACTATGTGGTATGTAAAGTTGTCTGTATTACTACACCAAGTGTCGAAATTATTATATTAACTATGTGGTATGTAAAGCCTTCAGCTCTAAGTTGAGCTGCTAACTTGAGTCTCTGTATTATATTAACTAAGTGGTCTTAAAATTGAATAAACGCACAAAACACCTACTTAAACATATAGGTGTTTTTAGTGCGTTTAAAATATTTTTAAGTAATTGGATAAATTTCCTAAATAAATAGACTAAATTATTAATTTTAGATAGAATTATATTTGAATAAATAATTTAATAGGGGAGATTATATTATGAAATTAACAAAAAAAGTATCAGTTTTGAGCATAATAGCCTGTTTTTCTGTAATGATGTTTGTGACAGGATGTACTAGTGCACCAGCATCTAAAATGGAGGAAGTAGGTCAAGAAGTACCAAAGGAAGAAGAGGAAGAAGTATCAACAGAAGATAAGGTTGACCTAAATAAATTTAATCCAGATGAACTTCTAGATTATCAGATGAATGAGTTTAAAAAGAGCTGGGATTCATTAGCATATGTAGAAAAAAGTGTAAGTAATGGTGAAATGCCTGAAAAAGGATTAAAAACTGCTGCTGATTTATATGAATGGCGTTTTGGAGATTTATATAAAGAAACTCAAAAATATAAAGAAAGTCATGATTTGACTGATATCCAATCAAAGGCTTTTGAGGAATTAAAAACAGTAACATTCTCAGCGAATTTATATTGCAAAGGGATATTAGGTGATAGCGAAGACTTAAAGAGTAGTAAGGACCTTTTAAATGAAGCACTTGAAAGATATGATAATTTACGTAATCCAAAGTAATAGTATAAATGAAGCACTTACTTTAACATGAGTAAGTGTTTTTTTTATACAAAAAATTAAGTGAAGGGAGGGAAAAGTATGTCCTTAGAATTAGGAACAGCAGTTGGTTATTTAGACCTAGATGGAGGGAAGTTTTTTAAAGCTCTTGCAGATGCAGCTAAACAACTTAGTCAATTTAATTCACACACAAGAACTACAGGAAGTGCTATGACAGCAATGGGAAAACAAATTTCTGATACAGCAAATTCTTTGACACAAATAGGTAGACAATCAGCATTAGCAGCATCAGAATTAAATAAAATAGCATCAACTTCAAGTGGACCATTTTCATCACTAAAAAACTCTATAAAACAGACTGAGAATGAACTAAAAACAGCTAGAAACACAATAGATGTATATGCTCAGGGTATAACTAAGCTTACAAGTGAAATAGATAAGTCGAAGCAAAAGTACACTGAAATAGGAAACAAAATAGAAAGATATGAGCAACAATTAGAACGTTGCAATAGTATGTATGGAGAAAGTTCAGAACAGTCACAAAGATATAGAGAAGCTATTGAAAGACTTAAAAATTCTCAAACTCAGTTAGGCAATGAAATCGAAAATGGAGAAGATTCTTTAACTGATATGAGAACAGCCATGAATAATGCAGAGGCAGAAGCTAATAGACTTAGTGATTCATTAAGAAGCATGCCATTTGATGCTATTGGAACTAAAATGAAAGATATTGGGCAAACACTAACTTCTACAGTTACAACTGGACTAGTTGCAATGGGAACAGCAGCAGTAACAGCAGCTACAAACACAGAACAAGCAATGTCAGTTGTTAACTCTATATTACAACTAAATACAGAAAAGGTTCAAGGTGGTAAAAGTGAATGGGATGCTTATGCAAGCACATTAAAAGAAGGTGCTAATGAAATTGGAATGGCTTACGATGAATATGCTAACTCTGCATATAATGCGATATCTGCGAGTGTAAAGCAAGCAGATGTAACTGAATTCTTAGCACAAGCAGATAAACTAGCAACAGCAGGTTTAACAGATTTAGCAAAAGCTACAGATGTGTTGACAACTATTCAAAATGCGTATGGGATGTCCCAAAAGGATATGGCTCATGTAAGTGATGTTCTTATACAGACCCAAAATAAAGGCAAAATTACGGTGGATGAGCTAGCAAGTTCTATGGGTAAAATAATTCCAACAGCAAAAAGTTTGAATGTATCAGTTGAGCAACTAGGAGCTGGATATGCTATATTAACTGCAAAAGGAATTGCTGGCGCAGAAGCAACAACTTACATGAATGCGATGTTCAATGAACTTGGGAAAAGTGGGAGTAAGGCAGATAAAATACTTAAAAAATTAACAGATAAAGGATTTGCTGATTTGCAAAAAGAAGGAAAATCAACAGCAGATGTATTATTAATATTAAATGATTATGCAAAGAAAAATAGCTTATCTCTATCAGACCTATTTGGCTCGGCAGAAGGTGCAAAGGCAGCTAATGTTTTACTAGGTGATGCAGTTAATGAAACTACAGGAGAAATAATTGAAGGTACAAAGAGTGCTGATTCATTTAATCAAATGCTTAATGATATGAAAAATTCTACTGGACTTTGTGATAAAGCGTTTGAGCAACTGGATAATACTACAAAGACTAAACTTGAAGATGCACTCAATTCAGCAAAGAATATGTTATCTGACTTAGGTGAAGTTATGATGCCTGTAGTTGCTAAAGTGGCTGAGATGGCAACTGCTTTTATGAAAAGTGTTAGCGAAATGGCTAAGAGTAATCCTAATTTTGCTAGAATCGTTGTAAGCATTGGAGCTGTAGTCGCAGCAATAGGTCCGCTTCTTGTAATATTAGGAACTATGGCAATTACAATACCAAAAGGAATAGATGCAATCAAAAAATTAGGTGGCACATTTACATTTCTATCAAGAACATTAGCTGTGGTAAGAGGTGCAACAATACCTACATCTGCTGGTATGGCAACACTAGCTAAAGGGATAGCATTTTTGACTACACCTGTGGGAGGTTTGACACTAGCACTTGGAGCATTAGCAGTAGCGCTTGGAACTAACTTAGTAAAAGAAATGAGTAAGCCAGCCATAGAAATAGATAATTTCGGAAAAGATGTCGATAAAAGTAGTAAAAAAATAGTGGGTTCATATCTTGAAATGAGTGAGGAAATAACTAAGTCAGCTATGCAAATGCAGCTAGGGACTGTCACAAAAGAAATGGTTGATGATATGAGTAAAAGTTTAGATGGATTAAAAGATAAAGTGCTTCCAAAGTTTGAAGAATTCAAATCAAGTGCTCAGGAAACTCTTAATGGATTGTGGAACCAATCAAGCGAGCTTAGTGCTAAAAGAGAAATAGAGATAACTGGAATAGTTTTGAAGTCTTTAGATGAACGAAAGAAACAATATGAAGAAAATTGTGACAGAATAATTGAAATAGGGGAAAAAGCAAGGAAAGAAAGAAGAGAAGCTACAGAAGCGGAAGGTAAAGAACTTGCAAGACTACATCAAGAAAACAATGAAATAGCTATTACTCTATTATCCAAAAGTGCATCTGATGCACTTATAATAAAAGAAAGAGTTCATGCTAACGATAAAAAAATGACAGTTAAGCAGGGGGCAGAGCTAAGAGCAGAAGAAAATAAAAACTATAAAGCTCGAAAGGAAGATATAGAAAAAGCTTATGAAGAACAGCTATTTTACGCAGCAATAGCAAGAGAAGCAGGTACAGAAGAAGCAAATAAGGGTGCTGATGAACTTGTAGCAGTGGCAAAGAAACAAAGAGAAGATTCTTTAAAAGAACTAGAAGGTCAGCATAAAGAAACTGTAACTGAAATAGAAAAAATGGTTGGAGATGGCATAAAAGCCTACAATGGTGATGGAACAGTCAAAAGTAAATGGAAACTATTTCAAGAAGGTACAAAAGAAGATATTAACAATGCTCAGAAAAACTTAGACCAATGGTGTAAGGATATAGATTCTAAATTTTCAACTTGGTGGAACGATTTAGTTGAGGAACTTTCTACTTTTTTACCTAAATTTGTCGAAGATTGGAATAAAGATATGGAAGTCATATCTAATAACTTAAGTACATGGTGGGAAAACATAAAAACTGGTTTTTTAGATTGGTGGAATGGTATATGTGAGGATTGTAATAATGGTTGGCAAAAATTAAAAGAGGATGCATCTACATGGTGGGAAGATATCAAACAAGGTATATCTGATTGGTGGAATAGTATATGTGAGGATTGGAAAACTGGATGGCAGAACTTAGGTGATAACTTCAACTCATGGTGGCAAGATTTAAAGGACAAATGGTTATCAAGTATGGAAGAACTAGGAATAGATACTTCATCAGTTTGGGGATTTATTACTTCTTCAATTGAAGAATCTTGGAATTTCATTAAAGATAAAGCAGAAGAAATATGGGATAATATAAAAGATTATATATCAGACAAATGGGACGAATTGAGAGACAAAGTGCCTATATTCGATACAATATCTAATAAAATTTCTACTGCATGGGATTTTATAAGTGGAAAAAAATCAATTTGGGGTTCTATAACTTCATTTATAACTGGTAAATGGAATGAGCTTAAATCAAAGTCTTCTATTTTTAACATAATAAGTAGTGTTATATCAAAAGCCTGGGACGTTATTAAAGGAAAAACTTCTATTTGGGATGCAATAAAAGACCTTATTAAGAAAGCCTGGGATGCTATAAAAACTGGAATAGATGATAAAATAACGCTTATAAAATCAGCCATAAAAACTGGATTTGATAAAATGAAAGGACTTATGACTAAGCCATTTTCAGATGCAAAGTCAGCGATAGATGGAATTCTTGGAGGTATTTCTTCTGCTGCTAGTAAAGTAAAGAGTGTAGTCAGTGGCTTCTTTAAAAACGGTCCTATAATTCCTCAAAATAGCAATAATTTTATTCAGCAAGATATGTTACCAACACCAAGGATGTTTAAAGCATCAATAGAAGGTTTTGCATCAAGTAGAGGAAGTATACTAGACTCTATCAGCAAACTTTCTAATACTATGATAAAAGGCATGGGTAGTTCATCAGGAATAGTTTCACAATTTGGTAATGCAGGAAAAAAATCAGCAAAAGCATATTTAGATGGATTATCAAACATAGAAGAAGGATTAACAAATACACTTAGAACAGTCCAAGCAATAATAGGTAATGGAAACATAAAAGAAGCTCAAGAAATTAAAAAGTTTAATAAGGAAGTTCAAAAACTACAAGAAGAAAAAGCTGAAGAAATAGCAGAATTAGATAAAGAACATAAGAAAAAACAAAAAGAAAGAAATGAAAAAGAAAACGAAGATATAAAGGAAGCAGAAGCAAAGAAATATAAGAATAAAAAAGAAAAGTTAGCAGCCTTAAAGAAAATAAAAGATAAGTATAATAAGGAATCTGTAAAAGACCAGGAAGAATACAGAGAAAAGTTGGAAAAAATTAATAAAAAGTATGATAAAAAAGAAAAAGAAGATACTGAAAAGCATCAAGAAGAACTACAAAAACTCAGAGAAGAGAAAATAAAAGCTGAAAGAGATTTCAATAAAAAATATAATGATATTAAAGAAGATTATGCTGAAAAAGTAGCAAACTTAGATAAGAAATATATTGAGGACCAAAAGAAACTAAATGAAGAATATCAAAAGATATATGACTCAAGAGTAAAATCTTTAATGGATTATACAGACTTATTTTCTTCTGTAACATTTGAAGAAATTGACAATGATGAGTTAATGGAAAACTTAGAAGAGCAAGTTGATGTACTTAGAAAATGGGACACTGATATGGCAGATTTATCTACAAAAGTAGGTAAAGATTTGTATGAGGAACTATTAGCTAAAGGACCACAAGCTCATAATGAGATAGAAGCCATTAACAAGATGTCAAAAGAGCAACTAGAAGAATACGAAAGATTATATCAAGAAAAGAAGAAAATAGCTGAAAGAAGAGCTAAAGAAGATACAGAAGATGAAAAATATAGAATAGAAAAAGAAATTGAAGAATTGAAAAAAACTTATGATGCAGAATATAGAAAACTAGGTCAAGAAATGCAAAAAAGTATAGAGGAACAAATTGAAAGTTTTAAGGATAAATTTGGAGTAGTACCAGCTATGTTTATGGAAACTGGTAAAGATTCCATGCAAGGCATGATAGATGGTATTAAATCTATGCAAGGAGCATTGGGTAAGGTTTTAAGTGACATAGTTAATTCTATAAATAAACAACTTTCTAATATAGGATTTAAAGATGTAAATATACCTACAGGAGGAAGAAAAGAAGCAGCAAGGTTTAGAAATGAAATAGAAAACTTACAAAGTATAGCATACTCAGATACTCTGGCAAGAGGGATAGCCTCAAATAATTTACTGAAGGATGCAACTGTTAATATAAATAATAATAGTAAAGTTGATAATGAAAAAAGTAGTGATAAGAGAGTTGAGTTGACTTTACATATAGAAAAGTTTATAAATAATACTAAACAAGACGTAGAGCAAATAGGTTCTGAAATAGCATTTATTACAAATCGAAAATTAAAGTTTTAGTGTGACAAATATATTTTCAATATCCAGATTATGGTATAATGATTTTAGCAAGAAGATGTAACCTATAATCTAAGAGTGGAATTCATACAAACAAAGGATTATCCTCCCAACATTAAGAAGGGAGGTGATTATGTATGGATAATTTTTTACAAGGTGTACTAGCTAGTATTTTAGCTAGCTATATAGTTTACTTGATAAGTAAGTTATTTAGAAAATGTAAAAAACCACTCAAAGCTGGCACTAAGAGTGGTTGGGAGTTTGATTTAAAAATCAAATTCCATAAATTCAAATAACATCATTTATGATGAACTCCACTCTACTGACAATAGATTGTAGTTCTTCTTGCTTTTATTATATCATATCTTGATAAAAATATGCAAAGTAAATAGAAAAGGATGTATCAAAAGAAAAATTTGAAGCATCTTTTTTTTATGTATTAGGAGGTGATAATTTGGCTTTACAATACTGTGTCAGTGAAAATGAACTAGTTTCTTTTCAATATGGTGAGATAAATAGTAGAGATTTTGGTATTGTAATTACAGATATTAATGAACTTGCATCACCAGAACGGAGATTTGAAAGAATAGAGATTCCAGGAAGGAATGGCAGTCTTATTTTAGATGAAGGTTGTTATAGCAATTTTAATCTTGAAATAGAATGTTATATAGATGTGGATGGTAAAGATATTAACATACTATCATCTGAAATAAAGATGTGGTTACAAACAGACTTTTCATATAAAAATCTTATTATAAGTAGTGACCCAAACTATTATAGAGAAGCAGTTTGTATTAATAAACTTGATTTAGAAGAAGTTATAAAGGATTTAGGATATTTTAAGATTACATTTGAATGTAAACCACTCAAAAAACAGCTAATTAGTAATTTAATTACAATAAATGAATCAAATTCTAAGTTAATAAATACTGGAATGGCTTCGTATCCTCTTATAAAAGTATTTGGAAATGGTGATATAGAATTAAAAATAAATAATGAAATAATAGAACTTACAGAAGTTCAGGGACATATATATATTGATTGTGAACTTATGAATGCTTATAAGGTAGATATTCATACAAATGATATAGTTAATGAGAATAGTAGAATGTTTGGAGATTTTCCAACATTTGAACATGGTGAAAATATAATAACATACACTGGAGATGTAGAAAAAATAGAGATAGAACCTAGATGGGTGGTGTTATAGATTGCTTAGGTTATATAAAGCAAATGAAACAAATTTTAAAAACAATGGATTAGGAATATTAAAAGATGCAGTTGAAGCAAAGGTTACAGAAGAATTAAATGGGTTGTTTGAGTTAGAGTTTACATATTATGTGGGCTCTTTTTTATTTGATGAAATTGAGTATAATAAAATACTTATGGCTGATGCTTCTCCAAAACTTAAAAATCAGTTATTTAGGATTTACTATATTTCTAAAGAACTTGATGGAAAAATATTAGTTAAAGCAGAACATATTAGTTATGACTTGTTAAATAATTTTATAGAGACTTTAGAACTTAAAAATGTTACTTGTGAGGAGGTTCTTAATCAAATATTTAGGTCCTGTACTGAAGAAAATAGATTTGTAGGATATTCAGATATAACTGGAAATAAAGATTTTTCAATATCATGTGTAAGTCCACACAATGCTATATCTGATATTAAAGAGTTATTTAACAACAAATCTAAATTAAAGAGAGATAATTTTAATATAAGTTTATTAAATAATATTGGAGAAAGCAATAATGTATTACTAGCATATAGGAAAAATATAACAGGTCTTACAGCAACTTATGATACACAGGAAGTCATAACTAAGATATATCCATATGCAACTAAAAAAAGTGGTAAAAATAAGAAAATTACACTATCAGAAAAATATATAGAAAGCAAATATATAAATAATTATCCAACTCAAAGAATTGTTGCAGTTGATTTTACAGATGATGATGTGAAAAATGAAGAAAGCTTAAGGAATAAGTGCAAAGATTATTTTGTTAAAAATAGTGTTGATTTACCTAAAGTTACTTACAAAGTTGAATTTGTAGATTTATCAACTACAGAAGATTATAAAAGTTATAAGATGCTTGAGACTGTTAATATGGATGATGAAATAATAGTTAGAGATTATAACTTAGGTATAAATGCTACTGCAAGGGTAGTAAAAACGGAATATAATCCAGTATTAAAAAAATACAATTCGGTTGAAATTGGTGACTTAGTAAATCATTTTAAAGATGAGAGAATAGATGATTTAGAAGAAAAAATAGATAAGGTTCAAAATAATGTAGATAATATTGTAATTGAAAGCGATAATTTTCCAGATACACTTCCAGAGCCTTCAAATGTCACAGCATTAGGGTTATGGAGTATGATTCAATTAGATTGGACTTTTGATAATAAACTATATTATAACTATGAAGTATATGCATCTCAAATAAAAGGATTTGAACCAGATACTATAGGATATACAAACAGGGTATATGTGGGTCAAGCAAGTTCATTACTCCATGAAGTTAAACCTATGCAAACTTGGTATTATAGAGTAAGGGCTGGAAATACACATGATAACTATAATGAATTTTCAAATGAAGTTAGTGCAACAACAAGGAAGTTAAGTGATGCAGCTGAATATTTTGAAGAAGCAGCTATAGGTCATGCAGTTATAAGAGATTTAGATGCAGATAAGATAAATGTAGGAAAAGTAAAAGGACAGTATATTGAAGCTAAAAATTTAGTTGTGGTTGATGGAAACAGCCAAACAACTTTAAATATAGACAGTTTTGGAAATGTTCATATAGGTGCAACAACATTTACATTAAAAGGGAAGTCACTAGAGTCAATTATAGGAGGAGAAATAGATAATATAACTCAACTTGAGATATTTAACAAATTAACTAATAATGGTCTTGCTAAAGGACTATATATGGTTGGGAATGAGTTATATTTAAATGCAAGTTACATTAGAACTGGTACTTTAGAGGGGCAATTTATAAATGGTAGAAATTTAACTGTGAGAGATAATGATGGATATATAACTTTACAAGTGGATAGCAATGGAAAAGTTAATATAAGAGCTAATGAATTGTCTATAGGTGATAAAAACAACTATGAAAGTGTTTTAACTAGTGACCAAAAAGCAGTATTTGATGCATTAACAGGGAATCGAAATTGTGGAATATATTTAAGTGGAAGTAGATTATATATAAATGCTGATTATATAGATACAGGTACTATTTTATGTGACAGAATAGGTGCTAGTTCATCAAACCCAAGAATATTACTTTTTTCAGGTAATGGAGCTGAATGTGCAATAGATGCTACTGCATTAAATGGGGTTGGTATAGGTAAATCAATTAGATTTCAGTATGATAGAAGTCATTATGTAGCTGTAGATGGTTCTTCGGTAAATTTTTATATAGGTAGTACAACTATTTATAATAACTTTTCTCGTTCAAAAGTTTATTTTTATCAAGATGAAATTAGATGGGATAGTGCAGTTTTTGATATGTCTGGAGCTTTAAGACTGTATACAGAGAGTGAAGAGACTGGTTTTGTAGCATGGAATGATGGAACTGCTGCAATTTATTGTGATGGAAGAGAAAGACACGCTTTTTATGATGATGGGACTAAAAAAGGAGGTTCTATTGAAATTGATGGAACCATTTTTGGTATGTCACCAGTTGATAGCCCTCAAACATTAATAGAAGATATTTTATTTGATGTAGAAGTAGAAGAAACAGGAACTATAGTTAAATTAGATAGTACTTATGCTAAAACTATTTCAAAATATGCAGTATTTCCTTCTAATGGAAAAGTTGAAGTTGTAGAAAAGCAAAATGGATATTTTAAAGTATCTGGATATACTGGGAAAGTAGATTTTAGTGTAAAGGGAAGTAGAATTGATAAAGAACATGAATATTTTTCAATAATGGGAGGAGAAGAACAACATGGCAATTTCTAAGGATATAACAAATGCAATGGGTCAAACTGCTAACTATTGGAGGATAACAACAATAAATAGTAGTTATGGTGCAAAAAAGTGTAATGTATTTATTGCTGGATATAAAGATGAGCAAAGAAGATTAGATAATAAGCAACCAATAATTGTTAAAAACTATATGATGAAGGAAGATGATTTTGCTTTATATTTAGATACAAATACGCTGGATATAAGTGGAGTAAATCAAGTCCAAGCTTGCTACAATTGGTTAAAAGAAAGTGTTGAAGAGTTTAATGGAGGAATAGATGCATAGAGAGGATGTGATAAATCTTGAGAGATAGAATTTATATTGTAGACATCAATACAAAGATGTATCAAATAGCTAGATATAAGCAAAATGATAATAATGTATCTTATAACATGAGGATAGTACAAGATTCTATAGATGTTGATTTAACTGGTTATACGACATTAGCATTTTTTAGTTTACCAAGTGGAAGAGTTACTCAAAAAAATTGTACTATAGAAGGTTCAACTGTTTATACTGAATTAAGTCATATAGAGCTTTCAGAGGAAGGTGATGTTGCTTCTGAGATAACTTTATATAAAGATGACAAGGTAGTTACTACATTTTCTACAATAATAAAAGTTGAAAAAAGTATAAATAGAAATGCAATAGAGGATGAGCCTAGTTGGGATATAATAAAAGACATATTGAATGTATTAAGTTATGAAGAAGAAAGACAAGAAAATGAAAATGTAAGAAAATCTAATGAAGAAATTAGAATAAGTTCTGAAAATGTAAGAGTTGGCAATGAGAATATAAGAATTGAAAGTGAAAATCAAAGAAAAGGTAATGAAGCTGAAAGATGTGATAATGAGGAAACAAGAAAAACGAAAGAGCTTACTAGGGAAACTAATGAAGAAACTAGAAAGACAAGTGAAATGACTAGAGAAGCTAATGAGGAACTTAGAAAGACAAATGAAACAACAAGAGAAGCTAATGAAGAGATAAGAAAAAACAATGAGATAGTCAGAGAGTCAAGTGAAGAAACTAGAAATACAAATGAAGAAACAAGAGAAAACAATGAGACAGTTAGAGAATCAAATGAGGGAATAAGAAAAACTAGTGAAGAAACAAGGGAATCAAATGAAAATACTAGAAAAGCAAGTGAAGAAGTAAGAAACACTAGTGAAGAAACAAGAGTTACTAGTGAAGTAGCTAGGCAAGAATCAGAAACTAAAAGGGTAGAAAGTGAAGAACTAAGAAAAAGTAATGAAGATATAAGAGAAGAAAATGAAGAACTAAGAAAAAGCAATGAAGAGACAAGAAAAGTAAGTGAAGAAGTAAGAAATACTAGCGAAGAAACTAGAAATATAAATGAAGAGACAAGAAAAGCAAGTGAAGAAGTAAGAAATGCTAGTGAAGAAACTAGAAATACTAATGAAGAATCTAGAAAAGTTAGTGAAACAACAAGGGAAACTAATGAAGAAACAAGAAAAGCAAATGAAATAACAAGACAAAGTTCAGAAACTAAAAGAGAAGAGAATGAAGAACTTAGAAAAAGTAATGAGGAAACTAGAGAATTAAATGAATCAACTAGGCAAACATCTATAATTAATATGCAGAAAAAAGTAGATGATAAAGTAGATGAGGTTGATAATAAAATAATTGAAGTAGATACTGCTAAAACAGATATGACAACCACTGTTAGCAATAAAATAACTGAGTTTGAAAAAAGGTTCAATGAATTAGAAAATTTAGATACAGCGGGAGAAATATTACAATCAAAAGAAACAACAGATGGTCAGATAAAAGATACTTTAAAAGAGAGATTAACTTATGATTTTAATAAACTAGATTTAAAAATAGAGCAGCTTATTGCTGGTGGAATAAATGTAGCATTTAATAAATCATATGATACATCTGAATGGATTGAAGTTGATGGAGGATTTGAACTTTCAGTAGAGCATAATCTTGTTACTCAAAAAATACTAGTATCTTCTATAGATAAACTTAACAAGAAAAGTTTGATTACATCTTATAAAATTATAGATGATAATAATATAGTATTATTTAATGAAATTGCTATAGATATTGAAATTACTGTAGTTAATGGTGGTTCAACTATTGAACTTATAAAATTCACTATTAATGATGATATAGAATCTCTTGAAAGTACTTACTCTAGCATAGAGATAAAAAGACTATTAAAAGATGGATTAGATAAAAAAGCCAATTTAGAACATGTTCATGATATATATGTTGAGAAAGTAGAAGGAAAAGGACTTTCTACAGAAGATTATACAACTGAAGAAAAAGAAAAACTTTCTGAATTAGATACTTTTAAAAATAAAGAGACAAAATTTAATACAAATGGCTCTATAACAGAGGTATTAGATAATAATATCAAGTATATTACAAAGTTTAATGCTAATGGTTCTATATCAAAAGAAAAGTATATGAATGATATATTAATCAGTACAACAATAACTAATTTTGAAAATGGAATGATACAAGAATCTGTTACAAGTGAAGGGGTGATTTAATGAGCTGGTCAGAGGTATATAAGGTAAACAGTGACATACAAGGCGAACCTTTGAATTTTTTAAACTATTTGAATGATTTAAAACTAAATGAACTAGACAGTTATGTACTTTATGATGGTAATATTAGAATATGGGAAGAGCTATATTTAAATAGTCTATACTTATTTTCTAATCGAGGAATTAGAGAAGTAGTATATGCGGCTTTTTCAGAAACAGACATAGATAACCTGTTTGATAAAAGCACTAAATTAGGTGAGCAATTAAATGCTTTTTATAGAACAGATATATTTAGTCTAGGAAATGCTGATAATGTAGTAAAGGGAATGACTATAGAATATTACAATTCATTAGAGCAAAAATTTAAAGACGGTTATGATAGATATGTTACTAGAGAGCAGGAAAAAACAACTATAGGCGCATGGTTTAATTCCGCTTTTAGTCTTAATAATGCTGATTTAGAAAGTCTTACAACTATAGATGAAATATTAGCCAATACAGAAGCTACTAATGTGATACTTAATAATAGTAATGCAATAGTAGCTTTAACTATGTGTGAATCAAGCATGGAAGCTGTTGTGGCAAGTAGTAATGCTATGGATTTGTTAGGACAATACATTTTAAAAGTTACAGCAGAGCCAGCAGTTATAAGGGCAATTTTAAAAAATAATGTAATTAGAGAAGCTATAATCAATAGTACTGAAGCAATGACTCATATAGCAACAAATCAGGAATCTGTATCATATATATTTAAAAATTTAGAAGCAATACAGTTATTACTAGCTAATCAAGAAAGCTTAAATTTAGTATTAGGAAATCAGAATGTAGTAAAAAATATATTAGCAAATATTTTAAAAACATATAATGCTTTGTACAATATTGAGTCAAATAAAACAAATTTAATTTCAAATTCAAATACTGTTTATAATTCAACAAATCTTATAGTTGAGGGAGAACTTTTCTATTTGATAAAAGATATAAACACTGAATATAAAAGTTTGAAGGAAGCTTTAGTAGTAATTGGAGAAGATACAGTAACAGCACTTAATATTTGTAAAAGTATAGAAAATAATCTAAGTATTATGACAGCTATAGCAAATAATCAAGAAGCTTTTAATTCTGTAAAAGAAGTTGATTTAGCAATATCAAAGATAGTAGCGAAGCTGGCAGGTTTAGATAATGCAACTATCTACACTTCGGACGCGTTAGCTAGAAGTGATAAATACATGAATGCTGTAGCAAGCTCAAGCACAGCAATGAATGCTGTAGCAAGCTCAAGCACAGCAATGAATGCTGTAGCAAGCTCAAGC